TGTACATATTGCCGTCGGTTTTAGCTCCCCCTGTCGATGCTACGACTGTAAAGTCGATCCCGTCGTCAAGTCCTAAAGCTATATAGTTGCCGTTTCTGTCCACTACTACAGCCGACGGATACCCTGCGGCTAATAGATTAAACTCAGCATTTGTCGCTGCGTCCATAGATTTTAAAACGGTTGTAAGCGTTTGAGTATTCACTCGACTGCTAGTATTTCTGTCTCCTACCATAGACTGCTCTAGTGTATTGCCGTCTCCCTCTAAAGGATAAGCAAACGCCGCAGTTAATAGTACATTCATTGCCGTAGCCTCTCCGTTTGAAACGGTAAAAGCATCTGGTAAGCTGTCAAAGAGGTATAGTGTAGACTGACCGCCAAGCCCGTCTTTACACACTTTAGCTCTTCCGCTTGTTAATAAACACGCCATAAGTTGTTGATTTTTAGATAGTTAACCAATTAGTTAACTGTTATATAATGTTTTAAAAAAGGGGGTTTTTACACCCCCCTAGTATTTAGGCTGTTGTTGTAAGTAACCAAACTATCTCTGCTCCGTAAGAATATCCTACAGCGCCACCGAATACAGACTTGTATAAAACGTTTCCGCTTAAATCTACTTCGTCAAGGTCTTTTACTCTAATAGAGGTAGCGTCTGAGGCTAATCCCGTACCCATTGTAATGTTAGACTTCTCGAATAATACGATTGTATTATCTGGTAATCCGTTTACAACTTGCACGTTGTAACGTCCGTATACTAATCCTGTGTTAGCGTCTCCACCTAATCCGTTAGCTGCTCCGTTTTGGATAAGTAACTTTGTGTAAGCATCTGCAACGTCTGGAGATACGATAAAGTTTACTGACTTACGTCTTAGTGCGTAAGGTAAAGCTCCTGTTGCTGCGTCGAATGCTGCTAGTACGTTAGTCGTAGAGATAGCCGCTCCGATTGCTGTAATCCCGTTGTTTGCTTTTATAACGTCTCCGTCTGCTGCAAACTGCGTGATTAATCCGCTCATTTGTCCTGCTGCTCCCGATCCGTTCCAGATTTGGTTTTCAAACCACTCAGCCAATTTTCCTGCTGTATCTGCTACGATAGCGTCTGCAATCTCTTGAGGCGTTTGGTCGTTGAAAGCCGACGCACCCATAGACTCGCCGCTCCATGTTGGGCGGAAATCCTCTTTACAGATTGTAAATTCATTTTTAAACTTTGAAAGTGTTAGTACTTTCTCAGAGTAAGCTACAGCGTCTGTCGCTGCGGTAGTACCACAAGCGTAGTCTACTACTCCTAGAGTAACGTCTAAGTTTCTCAAGTTTAATTTGTACCCTACGTCTGGTACAACGTTAATTAGTCCAAGTCTAAGAGTATCCTCTTCCTTGATAGCTTGCAACATAATATCTACTGCTGCCTGCCCTGCGTAATTTGATGTAATTGCCATTTTTTTATCTATTTTAAATTAATTAATTTACTTGTTTTGATTTGCTAGTTTAATAGCCTCAAGGATTCGCCCTTGCTTTGTTAAAGATACTTGTTTTGGTTGTGAGCTAACAGGCTCTACAGACGGCTGCGCCGAAAGTGTTACTACCTGCTCTTTTAACTCTACGTTTTCAGACGTTAAAGTTTCTAGTTTAGCATCTAAAGCGCTCATTTTAATCTCCATACTCTCAGCGTAAGCCTTAAACATATCGTCTAAAATCTCCTTAATTACTTTCATAGACTCCTCGTCTGCGTTTACTTCCTCGATTACTTCCTCTTCAAGCTCTGCGTCTACTACTTCCTCAGCCTCTGGAGCTACTTCCTCCTCAGCCTCAGCCTCAGACATAGACTCTACCAGTCCGTCTTTTACAACGATCTCGCCGCCCTCGTCAAGTTTATACGTTCCGTCTGCTAAAGATACTTTCTCCTCGTCTGCCAATAAAAAGACAGGAGCGCCAACCTCTAAAGTTTCGCCGTCGAATTGGATATCTAGCTCGCCAGATTTTACACTTCCTAGAGTTACCTCTACCTCCTGCTCTGCTCCAGATACTATCTGTTTTAGCAATGCAAGGATATTCTTGTTACTTTTACTCATTTGTATATTAGATTTAAAATTTACTTCCTCAAGCTCTACCATTCCGTCAATAGAGAAACCCTTTAATTCGCCAGTTTTGATATAGTTATTCCAAATGTCGTCGTTATCTACTTTCATAGAAACGAGCCAAGAGCCTTTTGGATATTCTAATCCAAACGCTGCGGACTTATCTACTTTGGGATTTTCGACTAGCCACGACTCTACAAACGTAACGCCCTCGATAGGCTCGTCATGCTCTAGCTTAGAGTTTAGTTGGAATCCAGACTGAAAAAAATTTTGTGAAAAATCTTTTATTGTTTCAGCGCTAAAAAACATCTCAAACTCGTTGCCGTCCTCGTCTACTCTGTAGATTAATTGATCGGGCTGTAAAACTAAGCCCATTAAGATACGTTGCTCTTCGTCTACTTTCGCAAACTTTACAATCTTCTCTTGTTTAGCCATTGCGATAAACGTTTCCTCTGTGGCAGGCGCGTTTACCAAACTAATAGCAAAGACTCCTTTGCTCTTTTTATTGTATTTGCCCTCGTATCTCTTCATAGTTTTATACTATTATAACAATAAATTGTTGTTTTTGTTATTTTTATTTCTAAAATCCGCTACCCTCTACTATCCGACGGTCTGCGCTTTGGGCTGTGGTAACGTCGCCACTCACAACAAATGCCTTGACGGCGTTCTCTTGCCCTTGTATGCTTTGCTGTATTGCGTTACTCTCGCTACCCTCTACTAGATTAAACGCTGGAGCGGTTGCGCCACCTGCTGCTCCTCCCTCTGCTCCGCCTGCGCTTGGCGCTCCGCCTTTACCTAAAGCGGATAGTCCTTTTGCTGTAGCTGCTATATTTGCAGCTATACCAATTCCTGCGGCAATGTTGTTTTGTAAAACGAGCGCAGTAGCCGCCGCAACAGATGCACCTCCACTCGGTATAGCAAGAGCCGCTCCCTGCGCTGTCGTGGCTACATTTGACGCTTGAGTGTTTACTATTGTTTTTGCTATATTTACGGCAGACTCTCCAATTAATGCAGCGGCTTGTAAACCTTTAGACTCTTCTCCTAAAGATGCTAGTAATCTAATACCTCCGCTTATATTATCTAAAGTAGAATTTCGTATCGCTAACTCCGCCTCTGCTACTGCTTTTTGCGCCTCTATTTTTTTAGCCGCTAAATCTGCGGCGTCTTTGTCTGCCTGTTCTTGTATTTTTTTTAATTCGGCTGCTTTTGTTTTGGCGTCTGCTATATCTTGAGCGTCTTTAACTTTTTTCTCGTCGTCTAAAATCTTTTGCGCCTCTTTTGCTGCTCTATTTATTTCGTTTTCTGCCGCTGTTAGCTCTCTTTGTATAGCTCGCTTTTGGTCTATCCTACGAGTTTCTACCGCTATAACTGCCGCCTTTAGTCTCTCCTCTTCAAGTAAGTTTTCCTTTGTACTTCTAGCAAATGTATTCTCCGCTGTCTGCGCATCACTTCGTAATTGTGCGATTTCAACTTCGGATTGAGCTAGTCCGTCTTGTATATCTAACACTTTCATTAACGCCGCCTCTCGCTCTTTTGCGCTTACATTGTTTAAATCTTTAGCTTTTAAACGAAGTTCTGCAATTTCTCTCTCCGCCTTTGCTCGTCTAACTAGTAAACCTCTTTCTATAATATCCGCCTTTGCTCTTTGGTCTGCTACCTTTGCCGCTGCGTTACCCTCTTTAATATTTTGGTCGATAAAATCTTTTGTTGCGTCTGTCGCTGCTTTTATTTTGCCCGACATATCGTCGATTCCTAGAGTAACTTTTGCGACTGCGTCTCCTGCCACTTTACCAGCCTCAGAAAATTCTCCTTTAAAAAGCAAAGTTATTGCTTTGCCTAGTTGTGGTATAAGCTCGACCATTCCCTCAAACCTATTAACAATATTTTCTTTTATAAGATTTGCAAAGCTACTTATAGCTTGTTTTGGATTCTCAAACGCAGATATTACAAGCTCCCCAAAATCTGCAAGTAAGTCAACTAGGTTTCCTGTTACAGCTCCGATAACGCCCATTATTTTAGCAAACTTATTTTGCCCCTCTTCCGAGCCTTTAAAAGCTGCTGTAAGTGCTGCGATAGTTATAACAATTAAACCGATACCACTAGCAGCAATCGCGCCGCCTATAGTTCTAAAACCTAAAGCTATAGATTTTAAACCGCCTGCAAACTTTTTAAAACCTGCTAAAGCTCCGCCCGTCATTGTATCAATAGAGCCACCTAAATTGTTAGTCGATTTGTTAACGTCTCCTACCTCTTCGTCTAGTTTTTTAGTCGACTTTGTTACGTCGTCTATTCCTTTTTTTGCATCTGATGAATCTACGGTTAACTTTACTTTTACCTCTTTCATTATCTTTTAGCTTTTATAATTCGTTTTACTTTTTGTTTTAATCCTCTCCAAGTTGTTACCATCTCGTTTTTACCCTTTGCAATTTCCACGAAATCCCCTGCGCCGTAAAAATCGCCTCGTCTTAGTATATCGATTACCTCTGTAATGTGATTACTCATTTTGTACTATTGTTATATCTGTTGTTATTGAATCCTTTACGTATCGTATTATCATGCTACGAGTTCCAGACGGCGTCGCCCACTCGTCTACGGATATAGTCGCTAGGTTGTCAGCCGTTCCCTCTACGCCCGTAGTTATCCAAGACGTACCGCTACCGTCTGCTATCTTTGTAACCGTATAGCTCTCTATAAATTCCACGTTAAAAGCCATATCCGTTGCCCACCTTTCAATATTAATAATAGACGGAATGTATACTCTATTTTGTAGGGTAGTATCAAAGCCGTTTATTAGCTCTAACTTTGTTAAGCCGTTTAAGAGGTTATAAGAGTACTTATTTATTCGGTAGTCTATTTCTCCGATTGCGATAACATCGTTTAGCTCAAGCCTTGTAACTATCTGTATAGGCAAGTTTGCGGTATACATAAACGTTCGCCTCTTTAGCTCAAAGATTGCCGTAACGTAATCCTTGTAATGTATACTATATAAATTATTGACTAAGCTCTCCCCTGTAAAATTGCTAAACTCCGCCTCGAATAGATTTGCATAGACTGGCGCTACAGGACCAAAGTGATGTATTGGTATAACTAGGCTAGTGTTTAAAACAACGTCCGCCGCTAAGTCGTTAACGAATCTTATCGGAGTTGCTGAAATATCTTGTTTTGATGTGTAATGCAAAACCGCCTTTGGTACAACTTCGTTTAAATTATCGTCTAGTATTACGCCCGTTTGTATGTTTGTATTTGTGCCTACTATTGCGTCGTCTTGCTCTACCAAACGCTCAAAGTATATTTGTTCAAATGGTAGCTTTACCTCTAGCGTATCGCCGTCTATTAATTTTTTAGGCGTCAAGCTCTCGTATACATTTACTAGCGATGCTCCGTATCCTTGTCCGTCGGCTGCTCTCTTTTTAAATTCCATGTTTAAAATAGTACTCGGCTCTTCAAACTCGAAAGCAATACGTTTTAAAAGCTCGCCTCTGTCAACGTCAAACTTTGCGAAATCTATATATTTAGTAGCGTCGTATCTTTGCCCTTGAGCGTAGTATGAATCCAAAGTATTAACGTAGATACTTCCGTCGTCTTTTGGAATCGCTACGAGCTTAAACATATTAAAAATGCCCTTGAGAAAGTCAACTATTTTTAACTCTGGCATCTCGTCGCCTATTACTACTCTATTAACTAGAGTTTGAGCTGCTCCTGTTGTAACGTCGCTCGGAGACAACACAACGCCAACTTGTTTAACTATTACGACCTCAGACGTAA